GCACTGGGTGAAGACTACATCCGAAAGATTGCACAATTTCCCAAACGATAAAAACAAACACACAATGAGACAGAAATTAACTAAAGACAAAGAGGTGCTGCGTAAACGATTGATGCACTTAATTAAGGTACTTAATTCAAGAAACTATACATCACTTACTGATGTTTTAAATGAGATAAAGACAGGGCATTGGATGCGAAACATATTGATTAATTCAGGTATTGTCTATAAAGATTCACAAGGATACTATCGCGGCATTGTTAGGCTGCACGATAGCAGGATTGACAAGTGCATTGAGTTAATCAAGGAGCATTACAAAGATGCTCACGTAGCACGAAACAAACCAACAGATAAAGAAATACCAATTGTTTTTTCAGAGCCAAAGATTCGAGCAGAAAGAGAAAGGTTTTACGCTCCAAAGCGAAAGATTGGTTTCTTGAAACGACTTGAAATTTTGTTTACTGGCAGACTGTGACGGAATAAAACATCATAAACCTTAAATACACAACACAATGACGGCAAAAGACTTCTTTTACAAAAACGCGAAAGCAACCTATCAAGACTGCATCTCACCTGATGAGTGTATCAAACTAATGACTGAATATAACAAGCACGTAGTTGGCGAGTTTGTCGCGCCATCGATGGACGATGTCGTAGCATTCTTTCAAGAAAAGACGGGCGGAAGCCAATCGGACGGTATTACTTTCGCATCCAAATTCATTGCCCATTACGAATTGAAGGACTGGAAGTACGGGAACAAGAAATTGAAGGATTGGAAACGTGCTGCGGTAGCTGCTTGGGATATGTCTAAATTTGTAACACAAAAAACGATTAACAATGGATCATTTGGAAAAGGCACAAGTAGCGAGGGGCTTCAGTCACTCCTTGACCAATTTAAGTAAGGTCGCTAACGTAGACTTCAGGAAGATAATAGCTGCAAAAGAAGCACCACTAATCGCTTTGATTAGTGGAAAGGACTTCGCAGTCGAATACTATGCGCAGCTTGTCTTTCACGGAATTGCTCAACCAGATAGAATCGAACCAATCCAACAACTGCACTCGTTTATCTCAGATAATTTCAGTTGGTGTACTACGGTTGACTTCAAGTTAGCCTTTGAGTTCAATGCTGCTAGTAAGTTAGCTAATAAGCTAACATCATTCAAGTCATTTGATGCTACCTATGTCGGTAGTGTACTGAGCGAATACTACCAGTTGCGGATGGATGCAATGAAAAAGTGGAATGAGGTAAATGTAAACTACATTGAACCTGCACGACAGTTGGAATCAGGTAACGAGTCAATCATTTGGTTCAATGAAGCCTTAAATAAAGACATCGAGAACGCTAGGAACGGTAACTTTATGGCTGCAGAGTTGATGGGCTTTGTGATGTTGGAGAATCTTTACAAGACTGGTCTAGTGACGGATGACTATTGGACGGATGCGGAATGGTTAGCATTTAAGCAAAGGGCAAAGCGCATTGTTCACGATCAGCAGGAAATTGGAAAGACCAAACTTGAGAGGATTATGAACAACCAACGAATGAAGGAGCAGTATCAGAACAGTATCGCGCGAGAAATGAAGGTTATAATGTATGTGAACTACTTAACAAAAAACAAATAGAAATGACTGAACTAGAAAAATGCCAACTGGCGAAAGAAAAAGGTTTCTCTTACTGTCCAGTAAGCGGAGAAATTAAAGGTGTTTTTGGTAAGGTAATTACAAAAAAAGACAGAGACGGTTATATTGAATGCCAAGTATATTATGCAATTAAACCATTTTTTATACGTGGTCATAGATTAGCTTGGTTTCTTCACTATGGAGCTTTACCAATTAATCAAGTAGACCATATAGACGGCAATAAAATCAATAATAAAATTGAAAATTTACGAGATGTTACGAATCAACAAAACCAATTTAATCGAACAACTGCCAAAGGATATTATTTCGATAAAAGAACAAATAAATTTAAAGCTGCTATACAGATTAACCAAAAGGTAAAGCATCTTGGATTATTTAATACCGAGCAAGAAGCACGAAACGCATACTTAAAAGCGAAAGAAACATACCACGTTATAAACACCTAACTTTGCGCTATGTACATTCCGAACTACACTACTAGACAAGACGAAGCACTCACGCTCCTTTCACCTGCAAACTTGGTGACGGAAACGGTCTTGTATGGCGGTAGTGCTGGAGGCGGAAAGACTTTTCTCGGCTGCTCTTGGCAGATTAATCGCAGATTAAAGTATGCAAACACAAGAGGATTGATAGGTCGTGCAGAATTAAAGCGACTTCGTCAATCAACGATGGCTACCTTTTGGACTATTGCAAATCAAATGGGACTTGTGCCTGGCATTCACTACAACTACAACGGTCAAGACCACATCATCAAGTTTTATAATGGTTCGCAAATAGTCTTAATGGACTTAGGATATATGCCGTCAGACCCTGAGTTCACAAGACTTGGGTCGATTGAAATCACAGACTATTTTGTAGATGAAAGTGCTGAAGTAAGTAAACGTGCAATCGACATTCTCGACTCTCGTGTCAGGTATAATCTGATAAACGGAATACCCAAAGGATTGCTATCCTGCAACCCATCGAAAGGATGGCTATATTCAGACTTCTTTGATGCCCATCGCAACGGAACGCTCCGCGAGGACAGAGCATTTGTTAAAGCATTGCCAACGGATAATCCGAACCTTGAACCTGCGTATCTTGAGAAGCTATCACGCCTTCCAGAGATTGACAGAAAGCGCCTTTTAGACGGTGATTGGGACTACGATGAGAGCAATGATAGGTTGTACTATTACGATGACTTATTGCGCTGCTTCAGGAACGAGATAAACGGCACGACAATGTTTATAACTGCCGACATCGCAGCACTCGGAAATGACAAAACAATAATTGGATTGTGGAGTGGATTGTCACTTGTGGATGTGTTTGTAATGGAACAAAAGTATCCAAATGAAGTAGCTGAGTTCATCCGTACTTTAGCGAAGGAAAGAGGTGTAAAGCTTGGCAACATAGTGGTTGATGCTGACGGATTAGGAATCGGAGTAGTTGGTATTTTAAAGTGCCAATCGTTTAACAACGGAGGTCGTGCAGTTGACTCTGAAACCTATATGAACCTAAAAGCAGAATGTTATTTTAAATTGGGAGAATCGATTAATAGCAACAAGATAACGATAACTGCTGACCGGTACAAGACTGAAATAATTAAACACCTTGAGGTTGTTCGTGTGGCGAATATGGATCGTGAAAGAAAGAAACAAGTTACCGGCAAAGAAGAAATAAAAAAGAAACACGGCTTCTCGCCTGACTTTGCCGATATGATGATGATGAGAATGTATTTTGAACTCTATCCAAACTATGGTAAGTATGCAGTTAGATAATTTAAACAATAATCAAAATGGAATTTAACAAAGAATCAACGGGCATTCCGCCTGAAATGTGGGACGAACTAAAGAACTTCGTTATTGACAGACGAACTGTGAACGACTTAAAATTAAATCGTAAGCTAGTCAAAGAAACGCTGAAAGTACCTAACCCAAAATGGCCAGGTAGATATTTGACTCAGACCAAATACGTTTGGAAGGATGGCTTTATGCCTTCAACAACCTACGTAGGGACACCTGCTTACTTGCTCAATCTAGTATCAATGTACATCAATGACTTCGGTTATGTTGTTACGGGACAGAATGAGAATGGACACTGGCAGCTTTACCGTTCAAAGATTTCTTGGATGTTGCCCGATGGGACAACTCACACCGAGAATGAAAAGTTAGTTACTATCGTGCGCGATGGTGCATCAGTAATGTTTGACGACTTTGAGAACAAGAATCAATGGACATTCAACTGGGTGGTGAATGGAAAGACTACCGTTCTTGAATATGATGTTAGCGAGATTGCTGAGATTATGGGCGTAAATGAGGACACCGTTCTTCAAATGCAAAACGATTATTTCGATGGTGAAATCAAAGATTCCGAAACACATATCACAAACATCTTTCCGCACCTTGAATTTGACGGAGATATACTTCGCGGCACGTTCTTCGTGAATGAAAAGGAATGGAACACGTTTAACTATTCGCAGCTGCGCACCTGCTATGGCACAAGTCAGGGAGATTTCAGAACCACTTGGAGATTATATAATGGATGCGAGAGACCAGTGTATGCGACTGATGCCGATAGTACCGGTAACCTTGGCGAATGTTGGAAGTCTGCGTATATGACTAAGGACAACGCATATGCATTTGAACTTGACATCAATTCAATAGTTGATGTTGACTATTCGAAACCTGCGCACATCAAGTTTACAGTTCACTTTTTACCGTTGACGGGTAAGGAATTTACACTTGA